CAGCAAACATGGTTTCCTCCTTCCTGTAAATTAAGGCCGTAAGCTGCACTTGCTGGATGTGTTAACAGAATATCAATTTTACCTGCATTCCAATCATCTTCATCTTGTGTAGTTTTCAACTCTTTAACAACAAGATCACTTTTTTCTAATGCTTTCTTGATTCTATCCCTATCATGTTGAAAGTTATAAAACACTAGTAAACTTTTACCTTGCAATCTCTCAACTAATTCTAGGAAAGCTTCAATTTTTGCATCGTGAACTTCTGTATATATTCCGGAACTATCATATACAGCCCCGTTACTTATTTGTAATAGCTTGTTAGATAATGCAGCTGCATTGACTGCTGTTATTTCATCTTCAGCACCTTCAAGCTCAAGTACAAAATCACGTTCCATTTTGTCGTAATCTCTTCTAGCTTTATCATTTAAAATTACCGGGATCTCGTTATAAGATAAATCAGGTAATTCTAGATAGTCTTCTGACTTCATGCTTATACAAATATCAGATATTTTATTTATGATACTGTCATAAACTCCATCTTTTATTTTATAGTCAAAAATCTGACTTCTATTCCTTTTATTAGGCTCCATATATTTGGCCCTAAAATGTGTAATGTATTTTTCTAATCTAGTACCTTGATCTAATAAATATATTTGAGCCCATAAATCCTCAACACCATTTGGACTAGGTGTCCCTGTTAACTCTATTAATCTATTAATCTTTGGTAATACCATTTTTAAAGCTTTAAACCTCTTACTCCTGCTATTTTTAAAACTACTGCTTTCATCAATCACTACTGTATCAAAATACCAGTCATTTCTAAGATAATCTACCAACCACGGAATATTCTCACGATTGATAATATATAAATCTGCATTAACGCTAAGTGCTTTAATTCTCTTTTGTTGACTTCCTAACACAAGACTAACTCTAAAATCTTTTGTATGGTTCCACTTATCTTTTTCTTTTGACCATGTTCCCTCAGCTACCTTTTTAGGTGCTATAATCAGCACTTTATTAACTTGAAATCTATTGTATTTTAATTCCTTAATTGCTGTTAATGTTGATACTGTTTTTCCTAATCCCATATCCAGGAAAAGCCCGCATTTTGGAACATTGATAACATGATTAATTGCTGTTAACTGATATTTGTGTGGGATGAATTCTCTCACGATATCAACTCCTCTACTAACATGTCTACTTCTTCTTTATTTTTTACTTTATAAACTGTTTGGCCCAACCTGTTAAAATCTCTTTCTACTAATTTTTGCCTTGCTGAATATCTTCCACCTATTGGCCTTTTCAATTCTACAAATGCAACCGGCTTATCTTTCAATATGATAATTCTGTCAGGCACACCTGAATATCCAGGGGATTCAAATTTTAAACATAGTCCCTTTCTATCCTTAATTTTTTTTACTAAATATTTTTCAATTTGCCTTTCTAACATTTTCTTTCCTCATGTTAACTTTAAAAATTTCAAAATTTGAATTTGTAACTTGTAACTTTATTTTTCCCTATAAGTATATAAAACATAGAGATTATAGATATTATAGATTTATAAGGGGGTATATATTCCTATAATTTCTATATTTTCTTTATTTTTATAAATTATAGAGAATTTAAAGTTACAAAAGTATATATAAAACTCTATTTAAGCCTATTATATCAACGTTTATGAGGTGTAACTTTGGGTGTAAACTTAGCTATTTAAAGTTACACTCGATACGGATAAACGTTGATATAATCACGTTTTGTATTTTTTCAAAGTTACACCAAAGTTACATTTGAATTTTTGATTTGTAACTTTGAAATTAGAAAGTTACACCCCAAAGTTACACCCTGCGAAACCCTTTTTGAGGGCCGTAAACTCCAAATCTTGATGTTTTTTCTTCCTTAACCCACCCAACTATATTACTAATTATTTGATTTATCTCTTTAGCTTCTTGTCGTTTCATATACTTAATGTCTCCACGTAAACACTCTTCATAAATCTCAGCTGCACATACTTTATTCCTAAATACTAGTTGAGATTCATCAACTGTAT